CAAAGACTGACACCGTGGTAGATCTATCCCCTTATGCCGCGCTGTTTCAAGACATCGTGGCGTGGGACGTAGGTCTGCTAGATTCTCTGATCAGCGATTATCGCTGGTTGGAATCTCTCGTCTCCTCGCGAGGCTTGCCGTTCATTATGATCGACATGCCGGAGGGTTGCAAGGTCGTAGACCGAGCGCTTTCTAGAGGGCACCTGAACCCCAAACACTTGCCGAAAACTTTCGGGAAGTGCCAAGGTGGGAGTCGGACATTCCTGTCCGGCCTCTTTTCAAGGTGTTTTGACGATGAAGGAAGACTTGTCGAAAACGTGGACGTCAACCATATATTCCTACTTCGCGCAGTGTTACTGCTTACGAAGAAGGTGAAAAAGGAATGCAGTGATGCAACCCTTATGGAGACTGTCACGGAATTCCAAGAGATTGATAGTCGTCTCAGGATTCCTACTCTCGAGTGGGATTCTGACGAGCTTACTTTTTCAGCTCGTAGATTATCATTCCTCGACGGTTCCGACAGACCTGGGGACATGTTCTCTACGCGAGATCATGTGCCAAGACCGTTATTACGGACTTTGGATGACGTTTGTCGCATAGTCAGTTCGACCATGCCAGAAGTCATACCTCAGGATATCTTTCCTTCCCATGGACACGGATCCGTGGCCGATGCACCATCCAAATGTGATAAGTATCACTTCTCGAACTGGCCGGAAAAGCTTGACGGGTTCTTCCCGTTTGGACTATTCGGTCAGTCTCGTGAGGATATGCATCTTGAAGAGGAGATCAAGTGGGATAATCGAGAGTTCCCAGCTCGGCTTCTTGCCGTTCCTAAGACTCTTAAGTCTCCACGATTGATAGCCTCTGAGCCACAGGCTCATATGTACCTTCAGTTAGGTATGATGAGTTGGATGCGGAAGAATCTTCCGTATCAAGTACGTTCGTCTGTCCACTTCAAGGACCAGAAGCCCTCACGGGCCATATGCCTTGATGCCAGCAAAACAGGCAGTTACGCCACCGTCG